ACGAATATCATTATCAGTCATTTCTTTAAAATAATCCTGTGCAACTAACCATGCAAATATAACTAGACACATTGCCAAATCATCGTTACATCCTTCTTCTGCTTCAAATGATTGATGTTTTTGTATGAAAGTGGTAAGTTCTGAAATTAATTCATAATCACAAAGAGTTAATTTATCATCTTCCAACATAGTTTTAAGATTAGAACAACCCAACTTTTTAACTGAGGATGTCATTCTCACTCCAAGTTGTGTTTTCTTACCAGAAAAACCTTGTCCAACTATTTGACCATTTCTTCCTCTCATAGATGCCATTAAAAGATTTTCATATTCCAAATCATATTGAAGAATACTTGCTACTTGATCTCCTATATCATTAACTTCTATTAAAATATAAGCATTATTATAATTTTTTGCAACATCAAGAATAATATTAGGGAATAACATAGGTTTAATTTCATTATTCCTATATTTGGCAATTACCCTATAAGGGAATTCTGTAGTATCAAAAACTACAAATGCAGAATAATCATTACCTAATCCTCTAGCAACATCAACCGTAACTATGTAATTATGATCTTTCTGTACCTTTTCGTAAATATCTAATCCAGCATTTCTAGTAAGTGGTTCATCATATACCATCGTCCTCAATTTTGCAGGATTGATGAGAGTATTGACAGATCCTAAAAACTCACACTCAAACTCAATTTTAAATTGTTGATCTGAAGTATTGGCAATAGTCTGTGCTTTCCATTCAGCATCTCTACCAGGAACTTGTGACCAATGAACATCAGTCGGTACATATTCATTTTTCCCCTTCTCAGCATCATGCCAGTATCTATAGAAATGGTTCATCCCGTGAGGAGTAGAGACCATTATAACTTTCGTTGATTTACCAGACGTAATAGTAGGATAAACAGAACTAAAGAATGCTTCTGCGATATGATTTGGGACAAAAGCGAACTCGTCGAGGAAAAGGATATTGAACGACATGCCTCGGACAGCACTTGCAGACGTAGAAGCAGCCAGTATCTTTGATCCATTCTCCAGTTCTAAACTACCTTTATTCCAGGATATTATACCCTGTTGCATCCATTTAGGCAAATTTTCATATGCAATTTGCAGTCTACCTAATAAATCTCTAGCAGTTGCTGCTTTGTTTGCCAATATACCAATATTTGTACTGTCATTAAAAACAGCATAATGTAAAAGATATGAAACAGATGTGGTAGATTTACCAGTCTGTCGAGGCATCTTACATATATTAAATCTATTCTCATGGAAGTTTCTAATTAACTTCTCTTGAAAATCATATGGATGAAATTGTGTTAGTCCCTCATCAAGAGAAACAATTTTAATATAATTATTTGCAAAATATACAGGATCTTCCTTACACTTAAGAAACTCTATAACTTGTTCCTCAGTAAATTCAATCTGGGTATTCGCCTTTTTTAAATTGGGATTACCTAGATATACATCATCTTGTTTCATTAGTATTAATTTGCGTATGCTATTTTAGTTGCCCAAACAGTAGATCCAGATGCAGTTGTAGCTGCTCCCATTTCTTTTTCTATAACAACTGCTTCTCCAGCAGCAATATAAGTCTCTACTGCAACAGATCCAGCAACAGTAACTTTTACTGCAGCATTGCTTACATTAACAACTCTAATTAATGTAGCATCATTTATTGTAGAATTTGCAGCACTTGCAATATCAAATGCCAAAGATAGTGGTTTAATGATCATGATCGACAAGATTTTTAACTATTTATTAAAACTAATCTCCGTTCTCCAATCAGAGTGTTCTTCTGGTTTTATATATGTTGGTACTAATTTATCTGGTTTTACTAAATCTATTATTTCAAATGCCAAATTACCATCAGCATCATCAACTTTAATACTATCATCTTCCCAAGGAATATTATTTGTCATTTTTTGGAAGACCCTGTTTAATCATTTTAGCAAGTTCTGAAGTAGAACCTACAAAAACTGCATTATTAGTAACTTGTGTTGGTTTTCCTTTATCTTCATCAATTTCCTTAACTTTCTTCTGAAGTTCCATCAATTTGTCTGTAGTATCAGCAACAGACTTAATAATTTGACCTGCGACTTCATATGCTCTTGGACTCGCACTCTCACCTGCAAGTTCCATAATACCATTAAGAGATTCTTGTCCTTTTTCGATAAGTGAATATAAGTTGGCACGAGTGTATTCATAATCTTTATCTACATCATTAGTGACATTTGCAAGATTATCTTTTCGTCTAACACATCCACCTTCAGGTGTTGTACTAACTTCAATACTACTAGTAGTATTTAATGCTTCATCAATAGGATCATAACTAGACATGGTATTCATTAGATATCAGTTTGTCTTGTAGGACTGTAATCTTGAGCATCACCAAAGAATGATGTTGTCTCACTAAATCCAAAGTCATCTCCTGGTTGAGCAGTAATTGGATCTGGTTCTACAGTATATCTCATTTCTCTCTTAGCAGTTACAGTATTAGTATCCATAGCAGTATCAACAATAACTTTTTTGATAAGTCCTTCTGAAGATTCTGCAACAGGTCCAAAGAGATATGTTTTTGCTGAGAATTGTAATGTATATATTAATGCTCTTCTAGTTGCATAATCTCCTTCATAATCATCCTGAAAAGAAACACTATTTAATTGAATTGGTATATCTCTTTTTTCTCCTATTGCTTCTACCAAATCTACAGTTAAATTAAATGCTGGTTGAAAATATGGAAGTATTTGCTCAACAATTTGTAAAGCATCATCATTTAACTTACACATAATACTAAGTTCAAAACCAAGATTATATGGAACAGGCATATAAACCTTTTTCATATTATCATCTCTATTATCAACTGCTTTAAATGTTTGAGTAATACCAGACTTTCTAGTTGCATCATATGAAATATCTGTCATTTCAAATGACATTCTTGGCAATGTTATAGCAACTGGTTTACTAAGATCTGGTTGCTGTTCTAACCTTGCTAAGAATTTTTGTGTAGGACCATATGCTAATGGAACCTTCATTTCACTGAAAGTAGTTCCATTAGAATCTTTATGTCTAATGCGAATACTATTAAAAAGGGTTCCAAAACCTATAATAGTTTTTCTAATAATTTCGTGATAGTAATAAGTTCCTAACATCAGTATGTACCAAATGGATTAGATTCTGCGAAGTCCAAAATTTGATCTGCTTCCAACTCAAAGTTTTCATTCTCTTTATATTTATCGGTAGTAGTGTTCGCTGCACTAACCTGTATATTATATACAGCACCAGATTTCTGACCAGTAATTTGTTCTCCTGGATAGAATTGACCAGTTTGAATACCAACTTGTAATACATTGGTATCTTGATCCCAATTCTTGACTCTAGCAACAACATTAGATGTACCACCAATAATTTCTTCATTAAACCAGAATGTTCCAATTCCAGTAGTGGATCCAGTACCAACAGTTAATACTGGTGGTGAGAAGAATCCTGCACCAGCAGAATTTATTCCAATATATGGTACTGTACTAATACCAGAAGTAGTTCTAATAACTGGAGTAACCGATGCAGGATGATTTGGAGTAAGTGATGGTAATGTAACAGTTGCACTCGGTGCAGTTAAATATCCAAGACCAAAATTAGTCATAACAATAGTTTGAATACCCTTCTTACCAGATGGAACTAAGGAACACGTAGCAGCTGCTCCTGCTCCTCCACCACCAGTAATTGTTATTACTGGTTCTTGTGTATATCCACTACCTGCATTTGTTATTAAAATTTCTTTAATAGATGTTATATTATTTCTAGTTGTCAAAATACCAATAGCAGTTGCGTCAGTCCCACTACCTGGTGCTGCGGTAAATGATATTGTAGGAATACTAGTAAATCCATAACCATCATTATTTAAGAATATTCTTTGAATACCTCCTGTTCCTATAGTTGTTGTTGCTCTTGCTTGATCAGCAGTAGAAATTAACTTAAGATCTGTAATTGGACCTTTATCTTCAATTAGAGTATCAATTGATTCTATAGAAGTATCAATAATTTCATCACCTTCATATTCATATAATTCACATTGAAGTTGATAAACATAATTTTTTCCTAATTGATAGAAAGGTTGTTCATGCTCTACAAACTTAACCTCAAATAATCTTTGACCTAATGGGAAATAAACTAAATCACCTTCTCTAGGTCTGGTAGCAAGTATGATTTCATAATCACTTTCACCTTCTAAAAAAGGAACAATAAAATCTTCAAATCTTTCTTTTGATATAGTTAATGTTAATTCATCTTTAATATTAACACCAAACTTTGTCATTAGATCTCCTTGTCCAGAATATCCATCAAAGTTCTCTACATATGCTTCCAATAAGTAATTGTCATCAAATTTTGATGTAGTTACCTCTTCAATTATAGTGCTTCTATTTACAATTTTTCTTGGAATGTATGTTACTTCCACACCATAAATTTTCAGTTGCTCATTAATGAGTTCCTGTACTAATCTTTGTTCTGAAGCAGAACCTTGTAAAAAAAATGGATTAAGTGCCATTATCCAATAAAGTCGTAAGGTGGAAGTTCGTATTCGGTGGTCATCTTAGATCTAAGATCTTCTAATTCTCTTTCAGCATCGTCATATATTTCTCTACCATTAAGTTCAATTCCACCAGGAAGTTTAGTTCCTTTGAACTTAAGTAAATTTTGACCCCATTGTCTTTTTATTAATGAAGTCAAATATCGTTTAAGAAAACTATCATTATAAACACCAGTAAAGTTTGTTGGATCTAAGACTCTATAACAATCAAGAATTATAAAATCATCTTTCTGTTGAGCACCCCAATCAATATCTAGATATAATCTATCTTGTCTTTTATTAAATCTTATTTGCTTATCTGTCGTAAGTAAAAAATCTATATCTTCCAAATAAGATTTTGTCATTGCATATTGTAATAAATCAACAGAATTAAAGTTGTATAGATCATTCAAGAATAACTGATATTTAATACTAAACATACCACCCGATATGGTACTACTATCAAATCTAAATATTTTTTCTACTCCAATTACAGAATCAGGAACTTGAATAAAATTAGATGTTTCGTACCAATTACTAGTTGTAGTTCCATAACCAGCAATATTTGTTGATGTTACGCTTGTAGTTACTATTCCAACACCAGTTGTACCTTGTGCCTTTCCTCTATTAATATCTTCATCAGTTATTTTATACTTAAGATACATTCTTTCAACACCATCAAAATGCCTTTCATTAAAAAATTGAAATGCATCATCAACAGCATCATCTATTTGATCATCATCAACATTTATCTCCAGTACAGGAGCACCCAACTTTCTTAGACTATAATCAATAAGTTGTTGTCTAGTTGCTGGTTTCGCCATTAGAATTCCCCAATCTCAGCTTGTTTTGTACTACTCTTTCGTGTTTTTGGTTTTTTCTCTAAGTCAGATTTCAATTCGTTAACTTTAGCAGTTAATGCCTCCACTAATTGATTTGAAGTAGTTAATTTTGCTTCTAGGGCAACAACTTGAGAAAATAAATCGTAAGATTTGTTTTGATATGCTATAATCAAATTCTTATAATCTTGTTCATTCATAGTTAGATATAAAAAAAGGTGGGAGTTATCCCACCTATATTTATAAGTTATTATTTAGTTGTTAGAACGAACCACCATCTACGGTTATATTATGAAGAATTCTTTGCCCTCCACTAACTCCAATAGTTTCTGATTGTCCAACAGAATCCTTAACCCATAATGAACCTACTTCTAATGCAGCATATGCAGCAGCAGTCATAACGCTAGTAGATTCAGAAACATCTGAACCAACAACGACTCTAGAAACAGAATCATCCCAATATACAGCAGCTTTCTTAGCAGAACCACTGTAATAGTGCATTATTAAACCAACGTCAATGTTGGCATCTGAACTTGGTGGTACAAGTGAACCACCACTATTAACAAGTCCAACTTCAATAAGACTGTCTTCAACCTTTAACGTTTCTGTATTTAATATTGATTGTGTTCCCAGAACAGTCAAATTACCAGTTATGGTTGCGTTAGTTGAAACTGTAAGAGCACCAGTAACGGCAAGTGTTGAACCATCAAAGGTTAGATCACCACTACCTTCCAATTCACCAGCAGATCCAGCAACAACAACATGATTATCTGTCAAGTCTGAAATTTTAGCAGTATCAGCAACTAAAGCATCAATATTTGCTGTACCATCAACA